ATTACGTTACCAAGTATAATGGAAAGGATAACATTAATTCAATATGCACGCCAAGCAAAGCTATTAAGCCCAAGAGGAAGGTTAATAGAACAATTGCAAAGAGTAATGAGTCTGAATTACAAAAGGCTATTAATAAACAAAAAGAATTCTTAAATCATAAATATGAAAACTAAATTAGAAATACATAAAGGAATACATGTCAAAAAAAGTAAAGGTAGAGGTTGGGGTGTATTCACAACTGAAAAAATTAAAAAGGGAGATATTGTTGAGGAATGTATTATTCCTTATGACGTACTTCCAATTGGTTCAACTGCAATGCAAAACTATAGATATGTTTGGCCGAGCCGTGAAACGTATAGTGCATATTGTATAGCACTAGGATTTGGTTGTATATATAATCATTCATCAAAAAATCCAAACATAGATTGGGATATTGATTCAGATGAAAGAATTATGAGATTTACTGCAATCAAAGATATTAAAGCAGGCGACGAACTAATGTTTGATTATCAATCACCACAGTATAACTTTGAAGAAAAATAGTATGACAAAAAAACAAGACTTAATTAAATATATAAATGATACTCATGATACTTTTGAGCTGGGCAATATAGTTGAATCAAAGTCTAGCAGATTACTTGCCAATTCATTTAATGAATTAGAAAATACATTTAGTAAACCAGTATTATTGGATTCATATAATCACATGGGACAACTCGAGTTACCTGCGGCGTGTCCTGGTGTATATAGATTGTCTTATTTTGGAAAAGTATTCTATATAGGTTCAAGTACTAAGGATATGTCAAATAGAACAAATAGTCATAAACTGGATATTGAACGAAAAGATAAAAAGTTTGCTGATATAACAAATGGTGCACCAAACCCAACAGGCCTAACAGTTGAATATAGGCCAACAACAAATTTTATTGCACCTGCATTTGAATTATGGTTGATTAATAAATATCAGCCTGTGTGCAATAGCTCTGGTACATCTAAAACGGCAGCTAAGAAAAAAAATGATAGTGGGAGTGAAAAAAGTTCTTAAAAACCTTTACAATCCCATGAGAAATGGTTATATTGAATAAATCAATAAATAATTGCATTTATCAAATATATTATTTACCAAACTTATAAAAATTATAAAGTATGATTAATTATGGATATGCATGTATTAACCTAGAGTTAAGAAAGCAAAAAATTACAACTAATCGTGGAATGATTAGAAGAACCTTCGATGCAAAGGGTCTCCCTTATGTATCTGAAATAGCAATCAAAAATTTAGTAGACCAACTTAAAGTTGTACAATGGAATGTTGACAATGGTATTAAATTATATCGAATGTCTGGTAGTTTATTTCCTTGGATGAGTGAATATGAATTTCATGAATTACCCGAGTATGATACTATTAAATCTATACTTGCTGAAACTGGTAAACTGGCAATGGATAATGGACAAAGACTATCTTTTCATCCTGGACAGTTTTGTGTACTATGTTCACCAACACCAAAGACTGTTGATAATGCTATAGTTGAATTAGATAGGCATTCTCAAATTATGGATATGATGAAACTACCTGTATCCCCAATGGCTAAAATTAACATTCATGTTGGTGGTGCATACGGTGATAAAGAATCTGCACTTAAGAGATGGTGTGAAAACTATAAACGACTAGAACCTAATACTCAGAAACGATTAGTTGTTGAGAATGACGATAAGGCTAGTATGTATTCAGTAAAAGATTTATATGAAGGTATATATAAAAAGATTGGTGTACCGATTACATTTGACTATTACCATCACAAGTTTTGTACAGGTGGTATGACTGAAGAGGAAGCTCTAAAGTTAGCAGCTAGTACTTGGCCTAAAGGTATTAAACCATGTACACATTACTCAGAATCTAGACGTAATGAACAAAAACTAATGATGGAACAAATTTGTGAACGTAATGATATTCCATTTACAGCATTAGAGGAAACGCCAGATGAATGGCCAACACTATCAAAATATTTGAAAGATTTCAAAAAGACTAAAGAACAAGCACATTCAGATTATATATTGGAAAAACCAGATTGCTATGGTTTGGACATTGACTGTGTTGTAGAAGCAAAAGCAAAAGAACAATCAATTATTAATTTTATTAACTAAGACCGGCTTGCAGCCCAACTGCTAAATTAAAATGGCAAGAAATAAATATCGTAGACAGCCTTGGAAAAAACAACAAAAAACAATTCACAACCAACATAAACCATTTAACCCTGGTAAATATGGAAAGTTGTGGGCATCAATGAATTGGGAGTGTGAATGGGGTAGAACTCCTCAAGGTGACGCACAAGGACCAATTATTGGTAAACTGTGTATTGGTGGACAAAAGTTTGAACTAACTTGGACAGAATGTAATAAGTTAATTGAAACATTAACAGATGCAAAACATCAACATAAAGTTGGTACATCTATGGGATTCACTAGAGGACACGGAACTTATAGAAGTTAATATTTATATTAAAGGAGAAGCGTTATGGAAATTGTATTATCAATATTATTAGGTTTAACTTTAGGTTTCATTGGTTCATATTTTTACATGAATAGAAAGCTAAGAAATTTAGAATCGGATTTTGAAAACTTTAAGTTTGATAAAGCATTTATTGTTAAATGTTTAAGAGACGAATTAAAAAAAGTTCAACCTAAAACAAAAAGAAGATACTATTCAAAAAATGGCAAAGGCAAATCAACACGTAAAGAAAGTAACCGAAAGACTGCTTAATGCGTCTGAACAAATAGACGACTTAAAAAGTGTTGGCGGTAGTGATGGACTATTTAAGGCAATTGCAAATATGGGTGAAAAGAATCTAAACTATATGGAGAAAATTAAATCAATAGAAAAGCTAATGATTACGACAGAAAGTTTAGATTCTGACATTCATAAAAATGTTATTGTAAATGCAAAAGAATATTTATTACAGAATGGTACATTAACTAAAAACATGATGTTGAGCTTAAACCAAATATATACACATTATAAAAAACATGCGAGGTAATGAATGACAATAATTCCAGAAAAATACAAAAACGATTTAGATAAATTATATCAAAAGAATAAAAACTCTAATGAAAAACTATTAATGGAATTTAAGAAGTACTTTATGAATGTTGAACAAAAGGAATTAAATTCAGACTGGGCATGGGTAGCTACACAATGTTACCATGTATATAAAAACAATGACCGCTAGTACTTATGTCAGCTGCATTCTTGGACCCGGGTTCGATTCCCGGCATCTCCACAAAGTAACAACTAACAATATGGGGATGACTGGTTTTGACAGGATGATAAGAGCATAAGGAAGGTCACCGCAACAACTGGCGAACAAGTTGAAATGGCGATGGCTGCCTAGATAGGCACCCTGACCCCAACGGCATAAAAGAGGTCATGTCGTAAAAACCTCGGATGGTGGTAGGTAAAATATTATTATGAACATAGAAACAAAATATTTTTCAATTGATGATTTGTACAATGTAGACAATAAGTCTACGTTTTGGAAATTTATGGAACGTGAAGTAAAGGTTGCGTTATCTAAATCATCTATGTCTTTAGATAAAAAAGAAGATGCATTGGATTTATTTAAGAAGCAATATATTAAAAAGTTTTTTATGTTACATAAACCAAAAAATCCACGAAATTATAAAAACACCAACTGGGATTTTGATTTAGGAGATATTGATACCACTAACTATGGTACATGGAAACAACCAGAAGATGATTATAATTTTGATTTGGAAAATGCACAATATATAATTGAAAAATTTATTTGGATGCAGATTCACCCAGATGATAGGAGTGAATTATTTGGAAATGATATTAATAGGTTTGACGACTGGGTGATTACATTAACTGAATCACAAATAGACGATATTGTATCTAAGCTACAACGAGGAGAAAGATTAGCTGAGCCTGATTACGAGGGTATTAAGGATACGCTATATGAAATGACTGATGGGTCAATTAGAGTATTTAAGATAGATGGTCTAATGGTTATGTCTTCATTAAATAAAGATGGATTAGATATTGCTTGCAAAAAAATCTTTCGAAAAAAAGGAATAACTTTTAAGTATAGAACAACTAAAAACTATGAAGGAAAAACTGTACATTCTTATATTTTTCAAATTGGTGGACATACTGACACCGAAGATGACAATATGACATAGAATTAGCAACTTGCACAGTTTTTTCAGTATAATATATAAAGGTTATATAATGGTTATAATAAGTGTACTGAGTAGACACAAAATTAAATAAATTATCTAAGGAGATTAATTATGGGAAATTATTTTTTACATGAGCGGTTGTTTCCAACCGACTTATTTTTCAAAAACTTTTTTGATACACAAACTGAGTTTCAATCGTTTGCAGATGTTAAGCCACAATATCCAGTTGATATTAAGGTGACAGACTACGCACTAACGTTTGATATTGCATGTGTTGGTTTAGACAAAAAAGATATAACACTAGATGTTACTGATAACACCTTACGGGTTATCTATGAAAAACCAAACGTTGAATCAAATTTATCTGATGAAGATGCAGGTGAATATATCCATAGAGGTATTACTCGGAAGAGTTTTAATATGGGTTGGAAAATTGCACCACGGTATGATTTGACAAAAATAGAAGCAGTTATGAAAAACGGATTGTTAACTATAACAATTCCATTGGTTGAAGAAGCAAAACCAAAAACAATTAAAATTAAATAAATAGTGTTTTACTCAGTACACTTTTTTTATTATGAACTATAAAATATTCAAACATAATAACACGTTATATAAGGTATTAAGAAAGATACCAGAAGACCAATGCAACCCTCGTATATATGGAATTAACTCAACTGATTGGATGAAAGTACTACATGTATGGAAAACATGGTGCAGAGCAGACCATGTATTAAGAACAGTTGAAGGAGATAAAGTAATATATTTACTTTGTGAAACAATACAAGATGCTGAAATAATTTCAGAATAATTTGTATTAGTTTTATATTTATTAAATAAAGGAGAAAGTTATGAGATATAAACAAAAAATATCTGAGAATCTTGACAAGGCTGCACAAACCGTGTCAACTGCAATTAAGGCGTTAAATAATAACACTGTGACAAGAGAAGAAGCTTTAAGAGTATTAAAGCAATGTCAATATAATATATCGGAGGCAAGCAAATTTGTATCATTAGAGAATGAAGGCTAGACTATTTCCATTTATTATTGCCTTAGCTGCATTAGCAGTTTCAGGTTCAGCAGCTTTTTACTCAGTCTTTGGATTGAGTAAATTGTTTGCAGGTGCCAGTACACAAGTTATAATTATGGCTGGTAGTTTGGAATTTGCAAAATTAGTATGTGCATCTTTATTATATCAATATTGGGGTACTATAAATAGGTGGTTGAGATTTTATTTATCTGTAGCTGTATTTGTACTTATGGTTATAACAAGTGGTGGTATATATGGATTCTTATCCGGAGCATATCAGGAAACGGCAACTAAATCTGAATTCCTTGATAAATCGTTAGCCGTATTGCAAACCAAGCAAAATAGATTTGAAGAAAATAAAACAGACTTAACATTAGAAAAATCACAATTGAATACAACCATATCTGATTTAAGAACGTCACTTTCTAACCCAGCACAAGTATCATATTATTCAGAAGATGCAGGACAAGTTATTACAACAACTTCTTCATCAACAAGAAAAGCATTACAAAAAGAATTAGATGCAACTATTGTTGATAGGAATAATATAAATATACAATTAGAAGCAGTACAAGATTCAATTATGAGAATAGATACTGAACTATTAGATTTAGAAATAGGTAATGAAGAACAAAGAGAACTTGGTCCACTTAAATATCTATCGGAAACTACAGGCAAAGATATGGGACAAGTAGTTAATTGGTTTCTATTATTAATTATATTTGTTTTTGACCCGTTAGCAATTGCAATGGTTGTTGCAGCTAATTTTGCATTTGCACAAATAAAACCTAAGAACCCTATCAAAAAGAAAGTAATAGAAAAATCAGATGGTGAAGAATTTGAAGTTGAACCTGAATATTTTACAGGTGAAGTTGTATGTGATAAACCACCAGGGTTAGAATACGATACACCATATACATTGGATGAAATAAAAGAAAAGTGGTCTAAAGCTGAAAAGGAACAGCAAGAACAAAAAGAAGACACAGTTAAAATACCAGTTAGTGAAATAGAAAGATGGCGTGATAGTGATGGTAATAATCTTTATGGTGAAGATACACTATCCGATAGTAAGTTAATTGAACTATCACATGCAAATGATATTAACACTGATGAAATTGAACAACTGATAAAAAATGGCGAAAGAGCCAAGGTTATAAATATATTAAAACAAAAAGGAAGGTTATGAAAAACAATAAAACACCAAAAATAAGAGGGGCAAAAAAAGTTACATACGGCAAAATAACTAAAGAACAGCAAAAAAAGTTTGATAGTGAATGCGAACATTTGGTTGAATATAGAAAAGGTTACAAATGGAATCAAAGACCAGATGCAATGTATAGATATATGTCGTGTAAAGTTTGTGGACAGTTTGAGTTGGTTGGTGCAACAACAACAGCTGTGACATGCCATGAATGCGTAAATGAAATGGTTGAACCACCACAATACAAATCGGTTAAGAAATCTGATAGACCAGCTGGCTGGCATTTTATGAAAGAATTTGTAGATAAAGATGGAACAGTTTATCATAGAGGAAAAGAACAACCTAAATTAAAAGGTACACTTAAACCAACAACTATTGAACCTAAAAAAAGGTTAACCAAAAAAGAAAAAGATAAACTTAAACAACATGCATCTTCACAAATCTTTGACCTTAAAAAACAATTGAAAAAAGCAAGGTGGAAAAAAGATAAGCGTAAGCTTATGAGTGAAATAAAATACCACACACGAGTTCTTAACAATAGAATCCCTAAAGATTATCAAGAAAAAATGTCTAAATAATTTTTTATTGTCAATTATTTTGGTTATATTAACTATAAATAATTAAAAGCAACAATAGAAAAGAATTATGAAAAGAAGATTAACTCACTTTTTTGGACTAATAGGAATATTCTCTGCAATGTTTGTATTAGGAATGATTGTAATATTTATTCCATCAATACCAATAAAACTATTTTGGAATAATGTAATATGTAGTTTAACAGATGCAGGTCAAATGACTTGGACCATTGCAATTATTGCATCTCTTTGTATATGGTGGATGTGGCTAATCTTTGAAGGTGTTAGAGCAAAAACTTGGAGTGAAGAAAAGCAAAAATGGATAAAATAATTTATATTAGAGGTACGTACTCCAAAGAAGTACAAAAGATTGAACTTGACGTTACTGAAAACTTAGATGTAAATGATTTTAAGAGAGTATGTAAAAGATTAGCAGGTGTATTAGGTTATAGTCCAGAAAGTATTAGAGAAGCATTTGATAATAAACCTGATGTAGCACGAATAAAAAAGATATTGAAAGATGGCAAAAACCAATAAAAATAATTTGTATGATGAGCCTGTAAAGGCAGCCAAGCCTGTTGAGGATGAAGGGCAAAGATTGGTAAATGTAGAAAACGACCAAATTTTATATCGTGAAATAGATTATGCTATGGACATTGGTGATAGTGTAGTTTATTTATGTGGAGAGATAGGAGAATATTCATCTTTTGATTTTATGACACGATGTAGAACAATTCTAAAAACTCGTGAAGATGGAAATAACTTGCCATTAAATGTAATACTAAATTCTGCTGGTGGAGACTTATATGAAATGTTTGCAATTATAGATTATATGTCATCACTTAGTTGGGCAAATGGTGAAACAATACCAGTTAACATAGTTTGTAGAGGACAAGCAATGAGTGCAGCAGCAATGATACTTGCATGTGGTACAGGTCAAAGAATAGCAAGTAAACACTCAACAATAATGTTTCATGAAGCATCGGCATTCCAAGTTGGAAAACATTCAGATATACAAGCAGCTGCAAAATACCAAGACATTTTAGAAAACAATTGTAATATATTACTTGGCGAAAAAACAAAAAAAGACGCTGCATGGTGGGCAGAGAAAACAAAAACAGATATGTTTCTTACACCAGCAGACGCATTAGAATTAGGTATAATCGATAAAATAATATAATATGAAAAAATCAACTCAAACATTTTTAGTAATAGCACTAATATTTTTAACATCAATATATATGATTACAACAATGGTATCATATGAAAATGAAATAGAAGAACTTAACAGACAAACTACAGAGCTTAAAGACGAAGTTGAACAATTATACATAAGCTTAGAATTTGATGCTGAATATATAACTGAATTGGAAAATCAGTTAGACTCATTACACAATAGATTTATGATATTTGATTCTCCACCAGGACGTGATGTTATAGATATAATAAATGCAATTGTACAAGTAGAAAGTGGAGGTGACCCCAATGCACATGCAAAAGGTGAAGACGCTGTTGGAGTATTGCAGATTAGAAAATGTATGGTTGATGATGTAAACCGAATATTGGAACGACAAGGAATTGACAAACAGTATACATATGAAGATAGGTGGAATGTAAAAAAGTCATATGAAATGTTTGATATTTTTTGCGATTATTATGGACTAACAACTGCTGAAGAAATGGCAAGGTGTTGGAATGGAGGACCTAGAGGTATACATAACCCTGCAACATTAGGATACTGGAATAAAGTTGAAAATTTATTAGACATTAACTCATAGAGGAACATTATGAAATTAGACGAAAGAAAAATATTAGAAAATTGGAATGATTTATTAAAAGTAATTAATGACAATTTTAGTGGTGAAAGAAAAGACAAGCTAAAAGAAATGTATAATTACTTTAGTGAAAGAATGATGTTTGCACCTGCATCGGGGTTTGAACATTTACATAATTGTTTTGCAGGTGGATATGTAGACCATGTATTACGAGTAATTAAGTGTGCTGAACAACAATATATGTTATGGCAAGGAATGGGTTCAGATTGTAGTGGATATACTATGGAGGAGTTAATGTTTGTAGCACTCAACCATGACTTAGGTAAAGTTGGTGATTTGGAAAATGACTACTATGAACCATGTACTAGTGAATGGCATAGAAAAAATCAAGGAAGGCTTTATGATTCAAATAAATCTATAGGTCATCATATGCCAGTACCACATCGTTCAATATTTTTATTAAATCATTTTGGTATAACAATGAGCCAAGTTGAAATGATTGGTATATTTACACATGATGGTTTATATGATGATGGTAACAAAACATATCTTATGAATTGGGCAGATGAAAAAAGTCTTAAGACAAATCTTCCACTTGTAATGCACCATGCAGACCACATGGCTTCTAGAATTGAGTATGAAAATTGGAAATCACATAAGCCAGTTGTAAATGTACAACCTAAACCAAAAAAGAAATCATGGTCAAATCCTAATGCTGCACCTAAGGTTTCAACATCAAATCAATCTGCACAAGACATGTTTAAGAATTTATTTGGGGATGACGAATGATAACAACGATAGTAATACTTTCAATTATAACATGCTTACTTATATTTTCAAATATTAATATGTTAAAAAAATATGAAAAACTTGAAGATTATGTAGATGATGCTGATGCATGGGTAGATGGTTTACAAAAGTCACTTAATGATTTATTAAATGATTGGGATAAGGTTGATAGGAAAGGTGCGTTTAAGACTGATGATGAAGTTGGTACAACATATGAACAAATAAAAAATCTTATTAAAAAATTAAATGATGGCTTTGGGACTAAGTAATGGGAAGAAAAAGAAAAAACAAACTATATTTTACTCAAGACACTGAACGTGCAATAATTGAATATAATAAATCAGATAGTTATGCTTATAGAAACAAAATTTATAATCAAGAAATCCACCCTGCATTTGAAAAGCTAGCAGAAAACATGATTCATACATTTAAGTTTTATTACTTTGATGTACCATATAGAGATGTTAAGCACAATGTAGTAACATTTCTAATTGAAAAGATGCCTAAGTATACCGAAGGAAAAGGTAAGGCATTTTCATATTTTAGTATAGTTGCAAAAAATTGGTTAATTCTAAATAACAATAATAACTATAAAAAGATTAAAGCAAAGGCACCAATTACAACTATAGACACTAGGCGTAATGTTACAAATGAAATTATACGCCAAGAAGAAATGGAAGCTAAACATGATTTTATGGAATTCTTTATTTCATACTGTACAAGAAATGCAAATAATTTAGTATCAAAGGAACGTGACTTAAAGGTACTATATGCATTACTTGAAATATTTAGAAAACGTGACAATATAGAAAACTTTAACAAAAAGGCACTATACATAATGGTTAGGGAAATGACAAATGTTAAGACAGGTTATATCACTAGAGTTGTAAACGTTCTAAAGGCAAAGTATATTGAATTACATAAAGACTATAAAACAGGTAAAAGATTTTAGTTGTATTTGATATTTATATTAGATGGAAAAGGATTTAGAAATATTTAGTGGAAAAACTTTCTCAGGTTTACTTAAAGACATTTATACAAATGCAAAAGCCAAGGAAAGACAAATTGATATTTTAATTAAAGAATTAAAACCTCTAATAAAAAATATTGGTGATGCAACAGTCATAGTCCCATTAATAAAAGATTATTTAGATATTGCAGTTAAAAATGATGACCACCTTATTAAGATGGCTGCCATTGTTCAACGTGCAACACAAAGAACATCTGAAGGTGAATCCTTAATTTTAACCGATGAAGAAAAGAAACAACTTTTAGAAGAGGTTGAAAAAATCGAAGAAAGTATAGTAGAGGATAAACCAAGTGAGGAAGATTTTAAGACACGGCTTTAGGGGAGCAGCATCCGAAGGTTCACAACTAAAAGTAGGTGCTACACAAAAACTAGTTGAACATACTGGTGAAATTATTTTTGCATATGTGCAAGATACTATTTTAGACCCTACAAATCCAAAGTTTCATACTGAAGATAAAGTAACATCAGTTGGAACTGTACAATGTATACCACTAAACAAAGCTACAAATACCCAGTCACAGAGAACAATTGAGGCTAGGCCATTAAATGCAAATATAAATAGATACCCAGTTAAACATGAAATTGTACTAATAATAAAATCAGTTCATAGTGGAGTTGCTGGAAATACTCGTGAAGATTATTTTTATATTGGAACTGTCAACTCTCTAAATAGTCCGAACTATAATGGTGGAACATCATATTTACCTGAACAAGATTTTAAGTTTAAGTCTGAAGATGGTGAAACATTTGAACCTATTGATTCAATATTAAAATTGTTGCACAACGATGGTGATGTAGTTGTTGAAGGTGGATTTGGAAATGCAATAAGATTAGGTAGTACAGCACAAGAACCATCATCTGCAAATCAATGGTCTATAGATGGTGCAGACGGTGATCCTATAATTGTAATTACAAACGGACTAAATGGTTCTCCAATAGAAGGCACTGATGGAAAAGTAATAATAGAAAGCATAGATGATGATTCATCTTCAATGTATTTTACAAGTGGTCAATCAATACCACTATCATTAAGTAATAATTTACCAACAGGTATTGACCCGACAAATTCATTTGTTGGAAATCAAATTGTTGTGAATAGTGATAGATTAGTTTTTAATGCAAGAGGTGATAGTGTTATATTGTCAGGTGCATCACAAGTTGCACTATGTACACCTGAATGGAAAGTTGACGTTACGTTAATGATGGATGCAATAAAGGCAATTGCAACAGAGCTTGATGCATTATGTACAGGTAAAGCAACTCTTACCACGGGTGTTGGACCAACAGGTCCTGGTACAAACGCAGGAAATACAACTAAGATATTAACCGACTTAGGATTGTTAGAGCAGTAGGAGAAACAAATGCCTGTTATATGGCCTGGTCTACAATCAGGGTTTACACAATTTTTACAAGGACAAGGTGCTGGTGACCTTGAAGAAACTGCAAATGAAATAGCAAATCTATACCATGATGCAGTTGCCAATGCTATGCCAGGACCAGTTCCTGGTGCAACCGTTTTAGGTTTAACACCACAACCAATAGCAGATGGTTTCAAAAATTCATTTCAAAATATTTTTGATGCAGGAAAAGATTTAGGACCTGCAGGTTATTCGCTTGCAGCACTAGGAGTATTAAATTACTGGACAGGTAAAAGCTTAAAGCCAATACCACCTCCTGGAATGACAGCAACTATTGCTCATACAATTACATTCCCTGGAACACCATCACCATTAGATGCACAAATTTATTCTGCATTTAAGGCAATGAGTGAACCGGCTGTTGCATCAGGTTTAGTGACAGCATTTACTGCTCATATAGCAACTGTAATGGGAATGTGGACAGGAACAATGCCAGGGCCATCAGGAGTTATGCCTGCACCACCCATTCCATGGGTTGGATTGGTGTAATTTCTATTGTGGATAGATATTTATATTAAAGTTAAGGAGTTATCATATGAAAGCAAGTGATTTAGTTAAAATCATACGAAAAGTTGTAAAGGAAGAAATTTCTTTAGCAATAAGAAAAGAATTAAGACCTGTTCTAAAAGAGGTTAAAACAAAAATGGTGAAGAAGCAACAATCACCAAAACAAGTTACGTCCAAAAATTTTACTAAAGACGAAAGTCTAAATAGTATATTGAATGAAACTGCTCAACAAATAGCCAATGAAAAAAATTCAGAATGGCCAACTATGGGTAATGGAGAAATGACGTCAGACAATGCAAGAAATGGTCTGGCAGCATTAATGGGAATGAATGATCCAAACCAAATGTTTGGTGGACAACCAACTGCACAGCAAATGATGCCTGATGATAGAAAAGGTGCAGCAGTACCAGCTTCATTAGAGAAAGCATTAACACGTGATTATTCAGACTTAGTTAAAGCAATGTCTAAAAAGGGAAAATAAAAAATGCCATACGAAGTACCAGCTGAAAACTTATTAGACCAACAGCCAGATGTTGCAGTTGGAATATCTTTGCCTTTAACAACCGAAGGTAACTTTGGTGCTACGTATACAACAGCAAAGCAAGCCCATAGTAATTTAATAAATTTATTAATGACAATAAAAGGTGAAAGACCTATGCAACCTAATTTTGGAACAGACTTACATAAATTGTTGTTTGAACCAAACACAGAGGAATTAAGACCAAGACTTGAGCATACTATAAAAGATGCAGTTAAAAATTGGTTGCCATATATAAGAATAACATCAATTGATATAACATCAAAAATTAATTTATATCAGGTGTTTGTTAAAATAACATATATAGTAAATCCAAGTCAAGCTGAGGACACGGTTGAGTTTGGTGCAAACCTGGCAACAGGTGGAATGGCACCAGCTTACTAATAGGAAATTTGATATGCCATATACTAATAACACACCAATAGGTACAAAAAATATAAAGTATTTGAATAAGTCATTTAGTGACTTTAAGAGTAACCTTATACAATTTGCACAAACATATTATCCTGAAACATATAATGATTTTAATGAGGCATCTCCAGGAATGATGTTTTTAGAAATGTCTGCATATGTTGGTGATGTATTAGGTTATTATCTTGACTATCAGTTTAAGGAAAGTTTAATTCAACATGCAGAAGAACCTGGAAATATTTATAGGGCAGCAGAGGCATTAGGATATACACCAACAGTTGCAGCAGCATCTTCAGTTACTCTAGATTTATTTCATCTATTACCAGCAACAGGTAGTGGAGATGAGGTAGGTCCGGATTGGAGATATAGTTTAATTATTGAAGATGGAATGAGAGCAGTCTCAACAGATAATGGAACACAGTTTACATTAACACAACCAGTTGACTTTAGGTCTTCTGCATCAAATGCAACTGAAGTTAGTGTATATAGTGTAGATGCAAATGGTGCACCTGATTTTTACATACTTAGAAAACAAGCTAAGGCTTCATCAGGAGAATTAAAAACATTTGATTTTCCAGTAGGTGCAGCACAACGTAGCTTAAGAATACTAATGCCTGCAGAACCAATAATTGAGGTTACAAAATGTACAGATTCAGACGGTAATGAATGGAAGTATGTACCATACCTTGCACAAGATTTAACATTTGAGGAAACCCGAGTAACAAATGCAGTTGACCCAGGACTATCAGACCAGTCAGTAAATACTCCATATCTATTAACATTAAAAAAATCAACAAAAAGATTTACATATAGAATAACTAGAACTGGTAGATTGGAATTACAGTTTGGTTCAGGCACAGGTGAACCTGATGAAACACTTATACCTAACCCAGAAAATGTTGGTTCAGGAATTCCAGGTTCTGTCTCAAAATTAGATAAATCATTTGACCCATCAAATTTTATATACACAAGAACCTATGGTGAATCACCTGTAGAAACAACGCTAACTGTTGAGTATCTTGTTGGTAATGGTGTAAATGCAAACGTTGCATCAAATACTATTACAGGAATTGAAAACTTAACGGCTACAAATAATGAAGAAGGTATAAGTACCGATTTATTAGATACAGTAAAGCAATCGGTTGCATGTACAAACCCAGAACCTGCAGCAGGCGGAAAATCAGCAGAGACTGTTGATGAAGTAAGATTTGCAGCTCTTTCAAACTATGCAGCTCAAAATAGAGCAGTAACCCGTGAAGATTATATTACAAGAGTTTACTCTATGCCAAATAGATTTGGTAGTATTGCAAAAGCATATATTGTACAAGACTCTCAAATAACACCACAAGGTAATTCAATCCCAAATCCTCTTGCATTAAATTTATATGTATTAGGATATGACAAAGACAACAAACTAACACAATGTAATTCTTCAACAAAAGAAAATCTTAGAAACTATTTATCACAATATAGAATGCTAACAGATGCTATAAATATTAAGGATGGATATATTGTAAATATTGCAGTTGATTTTCAAATCATTGCACTACCAACATATAATGGAAGGCAAGTTGTGTTACAGTGTATAGATAGATTAAAAGATTATTTTGAAATTCAAAAAATGCAATTTAATCAACCAATAATTATTAAGGAGTTGATAACAACATTAGCACAAACCGAAGGCGTACAATCAGTCTTAGGTGACCCAATAGTAACTAATAAATATAGTATAAGTGATGGATACTCTGGTAACAGGTATGTTATAGAAAGTGCAATTAGAAATGGTGTTATATATCCATCACAAGACCCGTGTGTATTTGAGGTGAAATTCCCAGATATAGATATTCGTGGTCAGGCATCCTCATATTAGGAGTATTAGAAAATGATATTTAGTACATTTCCACAAAAAGATGCAACGCTTTACGAAGCGACAAGAAGTATGAACACCGGCCTTGATGCAATTCTTGAATTGACAAAGCATGGCCAAACATCATCATCTTTACTTGCAAGCGGTTCTATATTTAACACAAGAATTCTGCTTCAGTTTGATTTGTCAGAAATATCAAGTTCAATAACTGCTGGTACAATAGGTGCAGATGCAAAGTATTATCTAAACTTATATACATGTGAAGCAAATGAAGTAACATCAGAATATGCAATAACTGCTCACCCAGTTTCAGAATCTTGGACTATGGGTACTGGTAAATATTTTAATGACCCATCAACAACAGATGGTTGCAGTTGGAAATATAGAACAAATGAAACTGATGGTACAGAGTGGACACAGACTGGATTTGCAACTGGAACAACAGGTTCAGACAATGCGTTTCAATCAGAACCAGGTGGAGGAACATTTTATACAAGTTCTGTAAGCAGTCAGTCGTTTAGTAATGAATCATCAGATGTTAGAATGGATGTCACTGATATTGTTAAACAATGGATAAGTGGTTCAATAGACAATCATGGATTTTTAATTAAGAGAAGTGGCTCAGGTGCAACATCACAAGAGTTTGATACAACTGCATACGGTAGTCTTAAGTTTTTCTCAAGTGACACAAGTACAGTATACCCTCCAAGGTTAGAAGCTGCATGGGATGATAGTTCTCAAGTAACATCAAGTTTAAGTGAATTAACAGAAGATGATATTTTATTATATCTAAAAAATAACAGAGGAACATATAAACAAGATGCAAAGGCAAAGTTTAGAGTTACAGGAAGAGAAAGATTTCCAGTTGCAACCTTTGCAACAAAGTCGGAAGCACTAACAGTAAAACACTTACCAACTAGTTCATACTATTCTGTTAAAGATGCACATAGTGAAGAAACAATAATACCCTTTGACACTGGAAGTACAAAAATAAGTTGTGATAGTTCAGGAAACTTTTTTAAGTTATGGATGTCAGGACTTCAACCTGAAAGATACTATAGATTTGTATTTAGGGTTGACCGAGATGGTGGAAATAGGATAGAATATTTTGATGATAACTTTATATTTAAGGTTGTGAGATAAGGAGTAAATAGTTATGCCAGGAGCAAATCAATTTGGTGGAGGTAAAGGTGCACTAATCAATGCAAGTGGATTTCCGTATGTACCTATAGACCAGGCTAAAGGAATAGCAGGTTCATGGTTTGGATCACCACCCGTACCACCTGTACCCGAATCAATTGTTAGGGCATACAACGTAACAACTACATATCCATCAGAAAGTTATTCTGCAAGGGAAACCACTCAGATACTTTCATCAATGACAACTGCAAAAACAGTTGGTGTTGGACTAAACACTGATGGAACACCATATAGTGGCCACATTGTTAATAGTGAAGGTATACCTACAGCTATTGAAGGTGATGGTGGAGCTTTTAGAATACCAAATGAAAAAGTATATTTTGAACGAGGTTCATATGAGAATGTTTTAGATATTCAGTTTACAGAATTCGCACCAAGTCTACCTGCGGTTGACGAACCAGAACTTCCACCATTTTTACCACCTACACTAAGATTAAGGTCAGAAGTTGGTGGTGACCCTAAGCCAAGTGGTATTATTGTATATAATGCAAGATTCTGGATATTAGGTGATGATAAAGGTTATTGGGAAAGTCTTGTACCAACATCAACAGGAAAGGTTGTTTGTGAAGCTGGTGCATATATTGTATTATCGGCAGATGCATGGAGTTATAAAACAGATACAGGTGAAGAAATACGTGAAGGACTAACATATGAATGGATAATTGATGGAACCGTTGTTTCTGTTGAACGTGGTTTAAGAATGTTTGATGTATTTGCAAATGGACTTGCAAAACCAAACACAGGAATATTTAGACTTAGTAATGATGAATGGACTCCTAAGTCTTATGACATAACATTAAAGGTTACTAATAAAATAGGTACATCAATATCACAAATTGGACTATTAGTTTATGGTGGTCAAGATGGTTTAGGTGCCAACCTTGATGCAACTGATTTTGAGCCATTCCAAGATAGGGCTGGTTACTATATGAACTTTTATGATAGCACAAGAAACTTTGCACCATATACTGGAACACCTGTTGGTGACGAAGGATTGTTTGAAGTTGTTGTTACAGATGAACAACTATATTATACAAACCAGTCAGATAGGCAACTAGATTATCCAGGTCCACCACAGTTTAACTTATCAACAAGTGGCCCTACAGATTTAGGTGACTTTGTTGTAGACGGTGATGGAACATTTTGGTATTGGTCAGGTATACCTTCAATTACAACAGTTATTCCTAATCCTTCAGGAGGACCACCAAGTTTATTTGTAAAAGGTGCAGGAAAAGGTACAGGTGCTGGTGGCGGTCCATCTTTCTGGTGGAATGAAGGTGTGCAAGGTGGTGTTAGTGCAACAAACTCAAATTGGTAATGAATAGAATATGATAGATATTTTTGGAAATAGAATATTAAAATACACTAACGATAATGTAAAGGTTATTCGTTCAGTAGTTGCCGCATCTCAGTTTGGTGAATATGCAAATACTGAAACATCCGGGTCACTAACTGACACAACACCTGATTACATATTGACAAAGGTTTTAA